TAAACTATTCCAAGTTCCTTGCATACAATGTAAAGGATGTTACCTTGGTAGAAGACCTAGAAGAGAAACTAGGATTGATGGAATTGATTCTTGCCATGTCTTACAATGCAAAGTGTAACTACAATGATACATTTGGTATGGTCAAGTATTGGGAGACAATCATCTATAACTTCCTTAAGGAACAGAAGATTGCAACACCACCACAGAGACTATCACAAACAAAAGGTGATAGAATTCAAGGTGCATACGTTAAAGAACCATTGGTGGGTAAACATGAATGGGTCGTTTCATTCGACTTGAACTCACTGTATCCACACATCATCATGCAGTACAATATCTCACCCGAGAAGATGCAGAGAGGATTGACAGACACATCCGTAGAGAAACTATTCAACAAAGAAACAGTAGTTGATGGTGCATTCGGTATCACACCAAACGGTGCTAGATTCTCTAACGACAGACAAGGTTTCCTTCCCGAACTTATGCAGAAGTTCTATGACGAACGTAAGATGTGGAAGGGTAAAATGATTGAGTATCAGAAGGAACTACAAACTTGTACAGACAGGAAACGTAAGAATGAACTCAACACATTAATCAAACGTTCTTACAACAACCAACAGGTTAGAAAGATTGCACTTAACTCAGCTTATGGTGCCTTGGCAAATCAATACTTTGCATTCTTTGACCCACAACTTGCAGAGGCAATCACATTGTCGGGTCAGTTGATTATCAAACATGCAGAGAAAACAATCAATGATTGGTTGAATACCACACTCAAGACAGATGAAGATTATGTTGTTGCAATGGATACTGATTCTGTTTACATAACACTAGACAAACTGATACAGAAGGTAATGCCTAATGAAACTGATAAAACCAAAATCACAAACTTTATCGACTCAATTGCAAAATCCCACATGGAAGAAGTTCTTGAAGAGGGCTTCAAAGAACTTGCAGAGTACACCAATGCCTACGAACAGAAGATGGAAATGGGGAGAGAGGTCATCGCAGACCGTGGGATTTGGACTGCAAAGAAAAGATACATCCTCAACGTCATCGACAACGAAGGAGTCAGACTAGCCGAACCCAAACTCAAGATGATGGGTATTGAGACTGCAAAGTCCAGTACACCACAATGGGTCAGAGGTAAACTTACAGATGCATTCAAGATTGTGATGCAAGGAACTGAAGAAGAACTATGGGATTTTGTTGAAGGTGCTCGTATGGACTTCCGTAGGTTACCACCCGAAGAAATGTCTTCACCAAGAGGTTGTAATAATCTCGGACAGTATGCAGACCCAACAATGATTTACACCAAGGGTACACCCATACACGTACGCGGTGCCTTACTTTACAATCATCATCTAAAACAAAAGAACATTCACAAACGTTATGAGTTGATTAAGAGTGGAGAGAAACTACACTTTACATATCTCACAACACCTAACCCAATCAACGAGAACGTCATATCTTTTCTAAACGTGTTACCAAGAGAAATGGATTTACACAAGTATTTGAATTATGACATGCAATTTGACAAGTCATTCATAGAACCACTGAAGGTGGTTATAGAAAAGATTGGCTGGAATGTCGAACCAGTTGCTTCGCTTGATTCGTTTTTCGGATAAATACTAGTATGGCATACTCAGATGAAGTAGTAAAACGATTCGAATCCGTTCTTGCAAACCCAAAAAAACACTCAGTTGGTTCACTAGATAGGAAAGACCCCAAGGTCGCAACAGGACTTGCAGGAGCTCCTGCTTGTGGTGATGTGATGCAACTTCAACTATTACTAGATGACAACGAAAAAATTGTCGATGTAAAATTCAAGACTTACGGATGTGGAAGTGCAATTGCATCTTCGTCATTGTTCGTAGACATGATGATGGGTAAGACTATTGCAGAAGCAAAACTCATCAAGGACAAAGATATTGCAGAGGTGTTACAATTACCACCGATAAAATTACATTGCAGTGTACTAGCAGAAGACGCTATCAGACAAGCGATGGTGGACTATGAGACAAAACAAACAGAAGGTTATACACATCCTATTTTAGACCAATCAATGATAGGTCATAACAACCCGCCACCCCTTTCAAGAGAAGACTTCATCGAGTGAAGAAAAAAACTAAATAAGTTTATGGCTATATTCAAACAAAGTGAATTTCACGTTAAGGTAACAAAAATCGTAGACGGCGATACAGTTGATGTCGATATCGACTTAGGCTTTTCTACAGTTCTAAAAAAACAAAGAGTGCGTCTTATGGGAATCGATACCCCCGAGTCACGTACAAGAGATTTAGTGGAGAAATTATTTGGTAAAGCATCTAAGAAACATCTTACACATCTTTTATCAGAAGGTGATATCACCCTCATTAGTCACGACAAAGGAAAATTCGGAAGAATACTTGGAGAGTTATTTGTTCATAACGAAGATGAGTCAGTCATCAATATCAATAAACAAATGATTCTTGACCATCATGCAGTAGAATATACTGGTGAGAACAAAGATACTACTACAGAACGTCACATGGAACATAGACAACTTCTTTTAGAGAAAGGAACTGTTACTCAAGAACAGATTGACGAGGTATCCTAGAATGATTATCACCGCTATGGACTGTTTTTATATAGCAATGATATTAACTATATTCGGTTTTATAATGCATCTAGAAGTGTCAATGACTAAGTTAACATCAATGATGAAAGAGCATACTAAGTTTGATATGAAGATGTCACAAGTTGGTAAACAGCTTACAAAAATAGAAAAAAAACTCTAAAACCCCCTTGCATAAACCCCGAACATAGTCTATAATGGATATACATTATGGAGAAGTGTTATGTCATTTATTAAAGATTTAGTAAAAGCATCGGGAAACGAATATGCAAATATTGTTTCGGACGGTGTTGCAGCTGGAGATGTTGATACCTTTGTAGACACAGGTAGTCACATTTTCAATGCACTATTAAGTGGTTCACTATACGGTGGACTCCCCGACAACAAAATTACTGCAATCGCAGGAGAATCAGCAACAGGTAAAACTTACTTTGCATTAGGCATGGTAAAACAATTCCTATCTGATAACCCCGAATCTGCAGTTATTTACTTTGAGTCTGAGTCAGCAATATCAAAAGATATGATTGAATCTAGAGGAATTGATTCCAATAGAATGGTAATCGTACCAGTTGTTACTGTACAAGAATTCAGAAATCAAGCAATCAGCATACTAGATAAGTATGCAGAAACCCCAAAATCAAAACGTCCACCTATGATGATGTGTTTAGATTCACTTGGTATGTTATCAACTACTAAAGAAATCGAAGATACTGCAGAAGGTAAAGAGACTAAAGATATGACGAGAGCCCAAGTAGTAAAAGGTGCATTCAGAGTATTGACTCTTAAACTAGGACGTGTTGGTGTTCCTATGATAGTTACGAACCACACATATGATGTGATTGGTTCTATGTTCCCTCAGAAAGAAATGGGTGGTGGTAGTGGACTCAAGTACGCTGCATCATCAATCATTTATCTTTCAAAGAAGAAAGAGAAAGATGGAACAGAAGTTATTGGAAATATAATTCACTGTAAGAATGCAAAGTCAAGATTGACGGTTGAGAATAGAATAGTGGATGTTAGACTTTCTTATGAGAAAGGATTGGATAGGTACTATGGTCTATTAGACATGGCACTTGCATTTGGCGTCTTTACAAAAGAAGGAACTCGTGTTAAACTACCTACAGGTAAAACCGAATTCGGTAAGACAATTAATAACAATCCCGAGAAACACTTTACCCCCGAGGTAATGGGACTTCTTGAAGAGAAAGCACAGGAATATTTCAAATATGGAAACAGTGAGACTAGAACAGACGATACTGAACAACCTAGTTCAGAGTGAAGAGTTTACAAGGAAGGTAATACCATTCCTTAAGGAAGAGTATTTCTCCGAGTCGGACGAGAAGACCGTGTTCAACGAAGTAGGTTCCTATTTCGATAAGTACACTAAACCACCTACAGTGGAAGCACTTCTCATAAATCTAGATAACAACTCGTCACTCAATGACAGTGTTTTATCTAGTGCAAAAACTATTGTAGATAGTATTAGTAAGGACAAAGAAGACACACCAATCGATTGGTTGGTGGAAGAGACTGAAAAGTGGTGTCAAGATAGAGCAATCTATATTGCAGTCATGGATAGTATCGAAGTCATCGACAAAAAGTCCCAACGCTCGACTGGGGAAATACCCGACCTTTTAAAAGAAGCTTTATCTGTATCGTTTGACACTAATATCGGTCACGATTTCATTGAGAACTCAGACGATAGATTTGAATTCTATCACACTGAAGAAGAGAAACTTCCATTCGATTTAGAATACTTCAACAAAGTCACCAAAGGTGGATTACCAAACAAAACTTTAAACATATGTCTTGCTGGTACTGGTGTTGGTAAGTCATTATTCATGTGTCATATGGCATCTGCAAACTTAATGATGAACAAGAATGTGTTATACATTACATTAGAAATGTCAGAGGAAAGGATTGCAGAAAGAATCGATGCAAACACATTGAATATTCCTATGCAAGATTTACCCGACTTATCTAAGAAAATGTTTGATAAGAAGATTGACAAGATTAAAGAAAAGACTAAAGGTAAACTTATCGTAAAGGAATATCCAACTGCATCAGCTCATGTAGGTCACTTCAGACATCTACTTCAAGAGTTGAATATCAAGAAAGATTTTAAACCCGATATGATTTATATCGACTATCTAAATATATGTTCAAGTGCAAGAGTCAAGCCAGGAGCTGGTGCAAACTCATACACATTAGTGAAGAGTATTGCAGAAGAACTTAGAGGACTTGCAGTTGAGTTTGATGTACCAATCATGAGTGCAACACAAACAACACGTAGTGGTTATGGTTCTACAGATGTGGAACTAACAGATACTTCAGAATCATTTGGATTACCAGCGACTGCAGACTTTATGTTTGCACTGATTACATCCGATGAACTGGAAGAACTAGACCAAATGGTAGTAAAACAATTAAAGAATAGATACAATGACCCAACCGTATTTAAAAGGTTTGTCATAGGTGTCGACAGAAGTAGAATGAAACTCTATGACTGTGAACAAGAAGCACAGGAAGAACTCATTGACTCAGCAGTCAACGATGATGTTCCAGTGTTTGATAGAGGAAGAAATGATGGACAGAAACGAGATTTCTCAGAATTCAAGGTCTGACGATTTGTTATGGGGACATCCTATAACTGCAATACAAATAAATTCAGACCCAATTGATGAATGGTTTAAAACCATAGACCTTGATGAGTTATGTAAAGAAGAATTTACA